AATGGCTCTTGCAAATTCTAATGCGGTGCTGGGGTATCTAACATCTACAAACATTGGGCTGGCTATTTCTATTATTTCCTCATCGCTTAACTCACGCAACTGTGGTGAGCAAGTATGAATAGAATCGCCTGTAACTCTTTGACTACAAGAATTGCAAGAAGTCCAAGTATCAGCATTTAAAGTAATTGTTCCATCATGGTTTGTTTTCATTTCTCACTTGCTTTCTTTAAAATGGCTCTTGCAAATTTAATTAAATCGCCATTTGGACAACATTCTAAATACCATTCATTCATAATTTCCTCATCGCTTAACTCACCAATTGGGTGCGTATAAAGTGGTTCGCCAATAACCCTAGTCTGCCAATCACTACCACTACCTGAATCCATGTATTGATAGCCATATCCATCAAAGTCGTATCGAATAGCTACTGGTTCATTATTCATTTCTCACTCGCTTTCTTTAGTATTGCTCTTGCAAATACAGTAATTTCATCATTCAAATGCGTTTGCCATAATTTCCATATTTTCTCATCAGTTAACTCACGCAGTTTCAACGCTTCTATTTCAGCTTGTTGTTGACGTAGCATATTAGCTACCATATCTATAGTTACAGTTCTAATCTCATTTACTGTAATGTAATCAGCAAGTTCATTTGCAGTCATTTCAACACCTCCATTGCTTTTTTAACAAATAATTCAATATTTTCTTGTTGTCTGGATTCAAATAAATGGTAATTAAAGTCACCAAACGTAGTTCCAATACCATACTGATCAGGAATCCCAGCCAAAGCCCATTTAGCCTTCTCAAAATGAGTAATGGGTATTAAATGAACAGGCACACCATACATCCGCCAGGTATCCGTTAATGTTTGTGCTACATCACCATAAGGAGTTGCTTTAAATGAGGGTTTACCAAGACGTTGATACATCGAACGATTAAGAACTAAGAAAGAAGGTGCTGCAAACGTCTTTTTAGCCACTTCTACACCTAAATGATTGGTAGATTGTATGTTTCCTACTAAATCACCCTTAACGGCTTTAATCACCCAATTTTTCATGATCTGAGGGTGCGTAATAATGCAATCTATATCCATGTAAAGAATCGCATCACAAGAACTTCGTTCTTCTACCCAAGACATCCATTCTGCATGTCCTAAACCATTGATACGGTGTTGTTGGATAGTGATCCCCATCTTATCCATGACTTGTTTTTGAAACCAAACAATACGGTCATCAATATTGTCCCAATACAAACTAAATATTTCTAATTTCATAATAAAGTGTCCTTATATACGGGTATGATCGTTTTTCCTGTGACTTTGCATTTACGTTTTTTTCCTTCTTTGAGTAATCCTAGTTGTAAGAGTTCATGTACACGACCACAAACACTCGATAACTCAATTAAAGTGACAGCAACCAGTTCGCGCCTAGAGTAGTCTTTACCTGCTTGCATGATTCGATAAATGCTATTGGATTGTGTTCCGACTTTACCTTCGGCTTGATGTTCTTTGTAAGCTTGTATAGAGGTTTCAGTTACTGGCATTTTTGATCCCCTTATCAATGATGCCGTACAGGCGATTGACTTCAAGCATGAGCCTAGCGATTGATTCTTTGGCTTCTTGCAATTCTTGATTTTTAGCATCGAGTTGATACTTTAAATCTTGATTGGTCAATTTTAGTGTCTTCAATTCTTCTAAAATGTGCATATCTTCTCCAAAAGTTAGGTTAATGCTGCATGTAGCTAAAGGGGTGCAGCGCCCCTTCCTAACTCAACCCTGCTGGGTTTCAGTAGCTACTCTGGTGAGTTCTTCTATCATTACCGTACAACCACCACCTTTAACTGCTTTACCGCGATACACATGTAATTCTTCGACTTGTACATCATCTTCAAAGATACCAGCATCCTGACAAGCATCCAATATCGGTTTAAGACAATTATCAATATCCATGAGTTTTTTAGATCTTGGATGTATCCAGACTGTCACTTCAATCGGTACTGTACCCAGTTTAGGAGTTTTCCATTCAAGCACAAAATCAATTACTGCTTGTTTAAATAACCGCCCACGTTTACTGATATAAAATCTGTGACCAGACCGTAACCAGTAGGCGTTCATGCTCGGTGGATACGGTAATTTTAATAAAATCATAATGGAATCAATAACTTTTTAAATAATTTTAAAACGGAACGTCATCATCCATTTTATTTAACTCTTTAGGATAGGTTTCATTGTTTTTCGCAACGTAACTATCTTCTGAGAGAGAGATTAGATTACCACCTTGTGTTAATTTTATCCATCCTGCAATCTTTAATTCTTGACCAGCTTTGTAATCACTGGCAAGCGTAATCATCCCTTTGTAATCAGGGGCTTTTTCACTCATTTTTTTATTTTGAAACAAGACGCCCTTACCGAGCATGGGTTTATGACCATTAGACATTTGGAAACTCCTTATTTAAACGATTGATACCTTGTAGTAAAAGGGAAGTAGTCGTACCATCCCACGAAGACATATACTCTTGATTGGCTATTTTAAAATCATCATATTTCTGTGATTTTTCATCAAGCGTCAACTTCTCATTTGCCTTCAATTTGCGAACCATCTCTAAAAACCCAGCAATCCAATCTTGTACATTCAAATAATTGGCATACGGTTCTGGTTGGTTAGGTATGTAAAGAGGTAATGTTCCTGTTGGTATCTTTTCAGTTATTACCACTGGTTCATTACCTTGCATCACTAGAGTTGGTGTCTTTTTGGGTGTAATGTCACGCTCTTGGGGCTTGTCTTCGAAGTCTTGGACTTCTTCAGGACTGTAGAATCCTGTAACCGATCCAGGAAAAACGCTTCTAATACCTTCAGAGATACATCTACTTCTGAGCATGGCACGCGGAAACTTTTGCCATCCACTACCTGGCTTAACAAGACCAATGCGGCTAGCTTGTTCAAGTGTCCAAGTAACAGACAGGCTTCCTCCATTGGGATGAGTAAATAATCCTGTGACTCTTTCATCTGTATACTCTGTCCAATCTACTTTTCCGCCAGCATTTTGAAATCTGGCAAGCATGGCATCTGCCTTCAAAGCTGGTCTACCTTGAATGATGTGAAAATCTCTAGCAGCTGTGGCAGGATGTAATCCTTCTGCTTGAGCCACCGCCATGAGGGCTACTACAGAGTTGGTATCTTTCATACCAAATAAACCACTTTTAGCAATAGCTTCTGCCATAAGCTGCATATCATTAAAACTCACTATATTACTCATGCGAACCTCTCAATTAAAGTTAGGAATGTATCAATGACAGTACTGGCTGTCATCACCCATATAGCTATATCAATGTTATTCATTTGATTAAGAATCTCCGACTACCTGGTTGTTCAATTACAAACTTGTCATAAAGGTCTGGCATGGCTTGCTTGAATAAGTCACTAGAAAACCGCATAGAGGCTTTAGAGGACTTCCATGTCGCTAGGGTATTACCATCGAATGTACGCAGTTCTGAACGATCTCCTATTGCGTTTCTAATGGCAGTTTCCCACTGTTCCCCAATGGTTTCGAGTTCTTTAATCTTTTGTTTTAAAGATTTTAGATCATGGACCATGTTTTCAACTTCTTGGGTTGCAAAACTTACCCCATCGGTTGATTGTGGATAAAGTAGCTTTGTGTCCTCAATGTTTTTTGCTTCGGGGGTTGTTCCTGTTTGAACATGCGCCCAGAACATCGCCATATTTTGAATGAGATCGGACTTTTCACCTTCTGTAATGTCTAATCTAAATGTTTGAAACTCTTGTCCACCAAATAACACTGCGAGATAGACGGTATTGACATTGTGGACTGCTGCTTCATGAACCAACTGAGCATAATCGGCAGCTGGAACACGATTCGTATCAGGATCAAACTGAGAACGAGTATTGATATTATAGTTCTTTGCTTCCACAAGGCATGTACCGTCAGCGCTAATAAAATCAAAGTGAGACCTAAACCAGTTCTCTTGAGGATGTGTGAGCATATAATCCGCATCTTTTAACTCGATCTTTAGTTTATCTTGGGCAAGTTTACCGATAACGGGTTGCATGACATGTCCCATCTGCACGGCTTCGATACCCGATAAATCAGGAGGGGGTAACTTACCTTGTTTAATTAAAACAGTCTGTAAACCATTGCCTTTTAACACTTGACGGGTATCACTTGCCCACCAGGCAGCGTTTCTAATTTCTGGCGCAAAATCGTTTCTATCGTTGCTCATAATACCTCCGCGAGAGATTTAATAATTTCTTTTAAATGATCCACTTTGTCCTCAAGTTCTCCGATTTCAGACTCCAGCTCATGAACCTTGTTTTTTAGTTCGTCAATTTCGATGACATAACCATTTTTCAATACTTCTTGTTGTTTTTCAGTCATGATGTTGCTCCCACGCGAGAGAATAAACTAGCAGTGTAGTCGTCTAAATCAATGATCGGTTCAAACCATCTAGCTTCTTCTGCACATCCAGTAAGAGGTCGATTACGCCAATGAAGTGCATTACCTGTTTCACGTTCACCAGTGACCATATCGCGAGGCATTAAGGGACTTTGACAATGTAAATTGTCCTTGTTGAGAAACTTACAATCTTTGCAATATTTCATTTTTGATACTCCTTTTAAAGTTAGGTTTTTACATCTACAACTATACGACTAGACTACTATACATCTATCTATAATAAAATACTAGAACTATTTATAGACTATTACTAGAATACGTATTCTAGTATACGTAAAATATATTAAAATACTATTTATAATTAGACGACTATTACTAGAATACGTTTATTAGACTAGAAATAGAAATATGATACTACGTATCATATATTCTAGTAAATAGTCTATAGTCTATATATATTATAGTAGGGTTTTTTTTCATTGGGGTTTTACGACAAAGCCATAAGACCAAAGAGGGTTATTAGCATCATCGCACCTGCAAACACATAGGGCAAATCTTCACTAAAAACCAAAGAATTTTGAATGTTGACTTTACCAGGCAAACCCTCACGCGCGCGAGAAGAATTTATCTCCATGCGCAGCTGGCGCTTTTTTCGAATCGACTGTTTTAAAAACTCTTGTTTCGCATAATTTTTCATCATAATCTTTCAAATAAATTAATAGTAGTGTTTAAACGTGTTTTAAGGTACCTAGAATCGATTTTAAAGAATAGGGGAATACTAACCCCTAGTAATTGAATTAATCCCATTGTATGACGTATAAAACAGTAATAAATAAAACTATCATTGATACGGTTAAAATTGCTTCCATGTTAAAACTCTTTTTCTAATTCCTTGTTGATTATGTTTTCAATTAAATTTTGATCATGTTTAGAAATGTTATCAATAGCACCATAAACAGCAGCATAAAAACCAGCTTGAGCATTTAACTGCGCTTTATTATTTCCATTCAATTGAGCATTTAAACAAATTAAATTATGTTTAACTAAATTTTCAAGATCGGCATAAGTTAAACGAGATAAATAAGCATTTAAGATTCTTTGATGATTCATTTTTTAAATTCCAAAGTTAGGTTATGACTACTCAAATAGTAATCGCATACGATCCTGGTTAAAAGATCGTATACGTTTACAGTATTTAAGCAGCTGCCTGGTTACGAATGACATCCAGTGTTTTAATGTAATCCGCTGCCTTTTGTGCTAAAGCTGCAGCTTTGAAAATAGCGTCATTATTGTCTTTTAAACAACGTAGCCAACTCTCGATGTATCCAGAATGACGCAATTCACCTTGAATTTTAAAATCTGCACATAAGAATGAAGCGCCTAATTCGGCCACTAATTCCTCAAAGGCATATTTTGGTGATCCGAATTTATTTCCAAGCTCTCGATCTAATCGATGTTTAGCGCCGCTCCAGTGAGTCATTTCATGTAATAAAGTAGCATAATAATTAGCTTCATCTTTGAAAGCACTTTTGTTTGGCATTGCGATAAAATCACCTTGAGACGTATAAAAAGCGCTATTTCCGCCATGTTTTAGATTAGCGCCAGTCAATATTACTTTTTCTTCAATTGCTGGAATTGGATTAAATTGTTTTACAGTATCGTTTGCTTTTTCAAATTCTATGTTTTCTACCTGGTTAGCGTTAAATACATAATATGTTTTTAAACAAGCATATTTTAACTGCTCAACGTCACCACTTGGATTAATAGACTCTTTCACTACTGGGCTAAAGAAAACAATCTTAGTACCTTTCTCACCTTTTTTTACATTAGCGCCTAATTGATCCCATTGTTTAAAACTACCCCAGTAAGGCAAGTTATAACCACTAAAATGCGCAGTCATTGAGAGAATCAAACGATTGATACCGTTATATTCATTCTTTGAGACGATGTTACGATCCGCGCTGTTGTCACTTGTCCAAGGTTTAACCCATGGAGCTGCGCCGTTTTCTAATTCTTTAATAATTTTGTCTGTTACTTCTTGATAAATAGTATTTTGCATTTTAAAACTCACTTTCTTAGTTAGGATTAAGATATATAGTTTAACTATATGTATAGAAGTATAAACGATTATTTGATTAAACAATAGTTTTATATGTTTTTTTTTCATTGTTTTTTTATATTACTTAGTCTATAGTCTATAGTCTATATCTATAATATATTTTCTAATAGAGAATATAGTAATGATCTATATAGTCTAATAGGTCTCTGGTATCTGTTTAGAATGGGCAGGGGGTCAATATACTCTCTCACCCCTATAGAATCCAATAATGGCAAGGGTTATAGGGTTAGTGATCACTCAGATATGTTCAGTTGATAGTCAATTCAATTTGACTATGGACTATGGACGATCATTCTAGTTATTGTTTCTATATTTTAGTTATGGTTTTCAGAAATGGGCAGGAGATGGTGAGGTGAGTGCCCCATACGCATTTCCCCCCAAAAAAAATTCGTGTTTTTAGTGTATAGTTCTTCTATTGATAGAGAAGGAGAATATATGACAAATATTGCAATAGACAAAAATGTAGGATTACCTAAAGAGAGAATAAGACATGAATATCCGTATAGGGATATGGATGTAGGAGATAGTTTCTATGTAGATGATGGGAAGATTACGGTCATGTGTAATAACAACTATCGTATGGGTAAAGTATTGGATAGAAAATTTATAGCCAGAGTAGAGAATGGTGGGGTAAGGGTATGGAGAATACAGTAAACGGTGTTGAGAAGTTCATTGAAGTTGCTCCTGATGATGCGAAGAAGTTGTATATGCAACGGATCTGGGCGATGAATAAAGAGGAGATCTTTCATGAATTAATGAGGGTTCATGGTGAGAGTTCGAAGTTATTGTCATTAGCGCAGCAAGAAATTAATCGTTTGCATGATTTGTTAAATCCAGAGGATGGAGATGCCCTACATTAAGTTAGAGGGTATGGAGGAGGAGTGGGCGAGGCAACTGGAGGACAATCGTAGGATTTTTCAACAAGAGATGAGGAATGTCATTTCCTGCCAAACCAAAAAAGAGAGAAAAGAACTGTACGACAAGTGGAAGGNAACTTACACTGAGGGTATGGTTTTGGATTTAGTGAAGTGTGCGCAGGATAAGACCTATCGGGTTGTGATTGCCAATGGAAATGAAAAGAGAAGAAAATGAGTAGTTTTAACTTACAGAATTTCTATCACTTTTGTAAACAGCTCAAGATTGAGACGAAAGAGCAAGGCTTACGCAAGATGGATAACCTTTTGGGGACACAGACGTATGTTATGCAAGAGATTGCTAAGGGTTTAGAAGAAGATGTACATTTTTTTGTTATTTTGAAGGGAAGACAACTTGGTATTACCACCATCTCACTTGCGTTGGACTTGTATTGGCACTTCATCCATCCAGGACTCCAAGGAACGCTTACTACCGATACCGAAGAAAACCGCGACATGTTCCGAACCACCCTATCGATGTATATGGATGGTTTACCCAAAGAGTATAAAATCCCACTCCTTGCACATAACAGGAATCAGCTTTCTCTCAAAAACAGATCTCGTCTCTTTTATCAAGTTGCTGGGCTTAGAGCAAAAGGAAGTCTTGGTCGTGGCAAGGCGATTACATTTCTTCATGGAACTGAAACGAGTTCTTGGGGAGACGAAGAAGGATTGGCATCTCTCTTAGCATCACTTGCAGAAACCAATCCCAATCGTTTATACACGTTTGAGAGTACCGCTAGGGGCTTTAATATGTTCCATGATATGTATGTCACCGCCAAGAAAGCAAGGTCACAGAGAGCCATTTTCTGTGGTTGGTGGCGTAATGAACTGTACATGGCTGATCCTAATTCTTCTATCTATAAAGTCTATTGGGATGGCAAGATGACGGGTGAGGAAAAAGAATGGGTACGCGATATTAAAAAACTCTACGGAGTAGAAATCAATTCAAGACAATTAGCGTGGTGGCGTTGGAAGATGATTGAGGGTATCAAAGATGAATCGCTCATGTATCAAGAGTTTCCACCCACCGAAGATTATGCTTTTGTGATGACAGGTACATCCTTCTTTAGTAATGCACGGTGTACGGATGCCGTCAAGGCTTTAAAGAAAAAACATTGTGACTTTTATCGATATTCCTTTGGCGCAAACTTTCAAGATACTAACGTCATTAAATCTACGGAAAGACTTGCCTCTTTAAAAGTATGGGAAGAACCAGTCGATACGGCTTACTATGTGATTGGGGCAGATCCTGCCTACGGTAGTAGTGACTGGGCGGATCGATTCTGTATTCAAGTCTTTCGTGTGTATGCAGACGGTTTAGAACAAGTGGCTTGTTTTGCTACGAGTGAACTTAATACCTATCAATTTGCTTGGATTATTGCTCACTTAGCAGGTGCATATAAAAACTCTACGCTTAACTTGGAAGTCAACGGTCCTGGTCAAGCCGTCATTAATGAACTGCGTAATCTCAAACGTCAAGCTGCTAGCATGGGTAGTGCATTAGGCAAAGACTTACTCGATGTCTACGGCAACATGCAAAACTATATCTGGCGCAGAAATGATACCCTTGGGGGCGTCTCGAATTCGATTGGTTGGCTGACAACGTCAGCAACAAAAGAACGTATGCTCACCTACATGAAAGATTATTTTGAAAGACAGATGTTAGAAATCAAAGATATGGATACCATTGAAGAAATGAAAACAATGGTCCGTGAGGATGGGGGTATTTATGCAGCTGGTAGAAACAAAGATGACCGAGTGATTGCAGCGGCTTTGGCATGTGCTGCCTTTGCCGAACAAGTGCAACCACGATTGATTGCGCAAAAAATAACCCGTAATATCAGTCGTATTCAGGATGAGTTTACACCAGAACAATTAACAGTTGGAAGAAATGTGAGTGATTACTTAAAAAAAATAGGTGTTTATGGAAAAGTATAAAACCATTCCACAACGAGAACTCATGCGTATTATGAAAAAGTTTTATGCTGATTCTCAGCGTGGTATCAGTAAATCTCTGTTTGCCGATTTGGCTGGATTTGAAGACTCCTATCTCAGACGGATTTTTGAAGATGAGGAGTTTCCCATGACACTTGCCGTACAGATCAGAGTCAGTAAAGCCTATACGGAGTGGAAGAATGGGGAAGTGGCAATTATGCAAAACCGAGATAGAAGTCGATTTGTGCAGTACCGTAAAGAAGCAGCGCCAGTGGTAGAACGAAAAAATCAATTAGAAGTGGTTAATGGTCAAATTAAGCTGAAGATTGGTTTGGTTAATAAACATGATTATTCAAGACAAACACTTGACGAACAATTAGAAAGGGGTTAAAAATGGCAGTATTATCTGATTACAAATGTGAAAAACACGGTTTTTTTGAAAGTAGAAAATCGGTGTGTCCAATGAAAGGGTGCGATGCAGAAGTTTATCAAGTCTTTCTTCAAGCGCCTGGACTGGTCAGCGCTAAAACAAAGTCTACTGACAAAACCGTTGAGCAACTTGCCATTGAGTTTAACATGTCCAATATTAAGTCTACCCGTGAGGGCGAGAACCAATCAGGATACCTCAAACGAAACAACAAGTTTACCGAAAAAGAATACGCTGACGCAGAAAAATATGCTACTCGTAAACGCGGAGTTAACAAAGATAAGATTAAGCCCACACCCGTTGTTGAACAACCTAGAGAACCAAGAGCTGGCGATAACGCCATTTGGGGTGGTGGACAAAACGGTATGAACATGCAATCTATTCTTGCTGGACAATTCTCACGACCAGTAGGACCATCTCTTGGAAAACCAGCAGAAATGACTTCCATATTGCCAAGCCAAGCAGGTATTTCTACTGGGCCAACGGTTGCAAGTTTCATGAAAGATCAAGATAATTTACAATTGAAGAAATGAGAATCCCTAATAATCCCCTTCAACGTCAAGATTTCTATTTAGACATCATGGAAAAGTGTATGGTGTCAAAAGAAGAACGTAGGGGGGATTACACCAACTTAAGATCTTATTATCTCTTTGGTGCAAATCCTGAAGAACCACCAGCATATTTTAATAAAATTAATCCACACATTGATCAGTTAACATCATTTCTGTATTCTTCTGAAACAACAAGATTCTCCATTCAATTAGGTGCATCCGTTAAACCTACGGAACATTCTAAAACTCCTTCTTTAACGCAAGCCCTCAACGATGAATGGTTAAACTCCAATGCTGACCAAGTGTTTTCTACGGCACTTACTTGGGCGTTGGTTTACAACAGCACGTTTGTTAAATTAATTTATAACAAGGGTATACATCCTTATTTAATTGAACCATCTTGTATGGGCGTCTTGCGTGAGGATAGTCCGTATGCCGATCGTCAAGAAGCCATGGTGCAAACCTATTACATGACAAGGTCAGAGTTGTATGCACGTTTATATTCACATCCACAACGCGAAGCCATCATTAAACGTGTGGTTGGTGGGGTACGTGTACAAGAATCCGATATTCCAGATGCAGTCAATCGTATTGTCATGAGTCAATCCAATCCAACCATTTACGGTAACGTCAATATGGAGTTGTACGGCACAAATCGGTACAAGGCAAGAGTTGCTGAAGACATGGTTGAGATGCGTGAACTGTGGTTATGGAACGATGATACGCAAGATTATCAAGTAGTAACCATTGCCAACCCTGATGTAGTGATTTATGACCGCCCAGGCGAGTCAATGTTTTTAAAAGGTGAGTGTCCTTTTGTACAGATATGTCCAGTACCACAGTACGATTACTATTGGGGTGCATCGGAAGTTTCTAAGTTAGTGAACCTGCAACAACTTAGAAATACACGAATGACAGAAATTTTGGACTTGTTAAGTAAGCAAGTCGCCCCACCGAGGGTGTTTTCTGGCATTAGTGGCATCATGGATGAGAAATTTTTGGCTTTAAATCGGGCTGGCAGTCATATTGCAAGTGATATGCCTGGTGCAAGAGTAGAAAACCTTGCGCCTGAGATGCCACCTGATCTTTTTGAAGTGATACACGAAATTGATGCCATGTTTAGTGAAGTTTCAGGCATTTCTAATGTGTTATCAGGTAAAGGTGAATCTGGAGTCCGTTCACAAGGTCATGCAAGCCAATTAGCGCGCCTTGGTAGCTCAAGAGCCAAGAAAAGAGCCTTAATTGTAGAAGATAGCCTTGAAAAAGTGGCCACTTTGTATTTAAAGCTCATGAAGAACTATGACAACACCTATTTTGATGATATTAACGGAAAACCGTTTATTGCAGAACAATTTACCGATGATTTTGTGGTGCGTGTTGATGCACACTCCAATAGTCCAATATTTACCGAAGATTTAAAACAATTAGCGTTTAATTTATTTAAAGCACAGGCAATTGATAAAGAAAGTTTACTTGACTTATTAGAGCCACCAATGAAACAATTACTCAAAGATCGTTTGAAGCAAAAAGAGGAAAAGGAAAAGATGAATCCGCAACCTCAAGGTAAAGAACCTAGTAAAATGAAGATGGAGGAATGATGGCAACAGGAACTGTAGCACCGCGCGCTGATCAACCAAAGGTTTCTACAGAATCTTTGAAAAGAGCCTCACAACCTCCCAGTCTTCAAAGTAGAACAACAGGTATTAAAAGTTTTAATCGTGGTACGCGCAAAGATTACGGTGGGCGTGCAACGAGGGGATAAACACAAGTTTCCTGTGAGAAGGAAAAGGGTGTTGGCTGCCAACCCAAAATCGGTGGACCGCTTGGATAAGGAGATTTTCCATGCGTAAAGGAAGAAAAGGTCGTAAAGGTCGTAAGTAATCCGCAAGGATCTTACGGTTGACCGTATACCCTCCCTTGGGGGTGGGAACTGAAATATTACCCCCACTTGACATTTTGATAGAAAGGTTTAATCTTTCTTGTAATTAGATAGGAAAAAACTATGAGTGTGCCTCCAGACCAGTTGATGAGTTTGTTAAAAAGCCAAAAGGATAAGGCAACTCCTACGGGTACTCCACCTGTTCCTGAAACGGGTGGTGGCATTTCTGATCCCAGTAGTGCGCCAATGGCGTCTCCTATGTCAACACCAGAACCCAAGATGGGCAATCGTGAAGCATCTTTATTAAATATTTCAATGGCAATGGATTTGTTAGAACAAGCCTTGCCAGCACTCGGTAGTGAATCAGAAGAAGGTCAAAAAGTATTGAATGGTATTCGCACACTGACTACGATTTTAGGTGCTAAGAAAGCCAAGACCAATTCATTGCAACCGACTGAAATTATGCAAATGTTACAACAATTACCTCAAGCTGGTGGTGCTACACCTGAAGGTAAGGCAATGCAACAAGCACCGATGATTCCTGGTATGTCACCTGGTGGTGCGCCTCCTCCAATGCCTCCGATGGGTGGCGGTGCAGGTGGTCCTCCTCCTGGCGGTATGCCACCACCACAACCTATGTAAAGGAAATAAAATGGAACTGTTTAAACCAAGAGGTGCAGCATCCCCACGTAGACCTACTGACAACAATCAGAAAAATGGTCAGATCATCAATACACCACGTTATTCACAATTTGGTGGTTTAACTTCAACTGCTAAAGCTGGATTTAAAAACATGATGACCACTTCTAATCCTGGCGACACTAAAAAAGTTATCTAAATAAATAGGGGATAAATATGTCTTTAGAAGATCTTTCATTAGAACAACGTGACGAATTGGCAATGCTTGCCAAGCAGTTATCTGATAATCCAACAACGCGTGAATCTTTTTTGCGTTTAACGCAACAAGTAAAACCTGATTTAACTATTCCTGAACTATCATTAAAAGATGATATGTACAAGAAATTAAAGCATACGGAAGATAATTACGCTAAGTTAGAAGCAAAATATAAACAAAAAGAAGCAATGGAAGATTTACAAAATCGTAGAAATGCTTTAATTAAAAAAGGCAAAGCTTCTGAAAACGACATTCCAGAAATTGAAAAAATTATGCTGGAAAAACAAATTCACGATCACGAAACAGCTGCTGAGTATTTCGAGTGGATGAAGCAAGCGGCAGTACCAACTTCTGACTCAAGTATGGGTTACAATCCAAACGTGATGAAGAAATTTAATCTTGAATCGTTTATGAAAAATCCGATTCAGGGTGCAAGAAATGAAGCAGCACAGGCGCTAATGGATTTACGGAAAAACACGAAACCCATTGGTTTTTAATTGTAAATAGGGGATATTTACTATAGGAGTTGATTATGCCAATAGGCGGCGGAATAGTACCAGCTTCGGGTAGTTCGCAATACAACGAGTTAACTTACGTTACTCGCCGTGCGTTTATCCCCAAGTTGGTTGTACAGATTTACAATAGCACACCCTTGATGGCTGCACTGATTGGTAACAGTCAACAAGCCTCTGGTGGTGTATCCCAAGTTTCAGTTCCAGTGCAAGGCGCACAGTTTGTGAACGCGCAGTGGTCGGACTACTCAGGTAGCTTTACGCAACCTTCAGTCCAACAAGGTGCTTTCCTTGCTGAATTTAACCTTAAACTCATGATTTCACCTGTACCGTTTCTTGGTATGGAAGGTGCAGTTCAACAAGATTACGCTATCATTCCTTTGATTGAAGCGCGTATGAATGATGCGACTAACGTCATGATGGATGCAATGGCTACTGCCTTGTACACCAATTACACCAACACCCAACAATTTATTGGATTGCCTGGTGCGATCGATGACGGTACAAACCTTGCAACCTACGGTAACATTAACCGTTCAACATACGGCTGGTGGAAATCAAAAGTATATAACGCAGGTAACGTCAACCCAACACGTCAAAACGTATTGCAATACATCTCTGGTACTGTGAAGTACGGAGCTGAAGTGCCCACTTTTGGTGTTTGTGGTTTTGGTACCTGGACATTATTAGCGCAAGACTTTGTCGGTCAAGAGCAGTATGTAATTACCCCAGGTCATGCGTTTGATGGTGATTCTAATGGTCCACAGGCGGCTTTCCGCGCACTTATGGTTGCTGGAGTTCCAATTTATCCAGATCCGTATTGTCCTGAAGGTACGATGTACTTTATTAACTCCAACTATTTGAACTTATACATCCACGATCAAGGTTCGTTTGTGTTCACTGGTTTTGAGTCAACTTTACCGAACTGGCAGATTGGTTATGTCGGTGCAGTATTGATGATTGCAGAATTAGTCAGCGTCAAGCCTAAGTCCATGACTCGCGTGACTGGTTATAACTCAATTTCACTATAAGGAGCATATAACATGGCACTCGGTCTAAATAAAATCTTATTAGCAAACACCAACACAAATACACCAGGCGCGTATCCGCAAACGGTTGTTATTTCTAGTATTGGTATTGGTAACTTAACAGCAATGAACGCTGGTACATTAACGGCGCAGTATGTTCCTGCTGGTTTGTACATCATGCCAATTGTGACAACTGGTAACGTAGCAATTGAAGTGAATAGTGGTTCAAACAACAACAGTTGGGCTACTTATATTGCTTCTAACTCTGGCGGTACACTGTTGTCTGACGGATACAACGTGCGTGCAAATGCAACCGTATCCAATCAAACATTAACTCTGTATACAGTTAACGGTGGCGCTAACGTATCTGCTACCTTTACAAGTTAAGGAGTAAACAATGGCTAATGCAGATTCAGTCGCACAACTATACCAAGACAGTTTTAGTAATAGTAGGTTAGGTGTTGTCCGTGCAACTTCCCTTAACACGGGTGGTAATGCCGTTATTACAATACCTATTTTGTTGGGTGGTTTAACCAATGGTGGTGCAGTTGCCAACTCTGGTGGCGTCATTATTCGTAGGGTAACTATTCAAAATGCAACTGGTAACGTATCTGCTGCTAACGTATCTATTTCTGCGACAAACAACAATGCAAACATTGTGGTTGCAAACGTGGTTTTAACTGCGGTAACAGCAACAGGTACTTATCAAGACTTAAACGTAGCCTCTCCTTATACTGCTAACGTAGTATCTGGTTCAGTTACGCAAGCCTTGTATGTCAATATTAATACACCATCTGGCAACGCTAACACCGTTGATATTTGTGTGTATGGCGATGTAGTGAGTTTCTAATGTCAACTGTATTTGTAACAAACAACACGGATCTTGAAGTAGTCGATGGCTACGATGGTAAATTCTATGAATTTAAAAAGGGAGTTACCCTTGAAGTACCTGTGTTTATTGCTGAACATGTGTTTGGTTACGATAAAGAAGACAAAATTCCGTATTTGGCTCGTTTAGGTTGGATTAAAAACAATTTAGAGTATAAAAAGGGTTTAGATTTACTTTCTCAAGTAGATATTCAAATTGAACGACCAAAAAAGAACCAATCGTTATCCCCGTTGGTGGAAAGAGTACCCTTGCCTGATTCAGCGCAGTCAAGGGGAAAAATCCTTAAAGCAGTTTAAATATGAATAAAACATGGCAACCTTACAGAGCTATCTCACCGATGTTCAACGATTGTTGCACGATGCCAACCTTAATTTCTATACTCAACAACAGTTAACTGATTATATAAATTCGGCAAGGGAACGTGTCGTTCGTGATACAGGGTGTTTACGACAAATAGTAGTTACCCAGACGCCGACAGTTCAGGGAGGTACACCCACACAATGGGTAGCCAACACAGCAGTTACGGCAGGTAATTACGTCTTTAGTAATATTTTTATTTACAAGTATCAGACAAGTGGTACAAGTGGTTCGACTGCACCACCGTATCCGTCTGCCGCGACCAACAACTATACGAATTACCCACCAAGTACAGCATTTGCTGATGGTACTGCTACACTTCTGTATGTCGGTAATTGTGAAATTATTACGTATGAAAACTTGTCTTCTATTTTGGCAACCATGCCGTTGTCCACAACAACAGGTAATACGGTGTTGGATATTGTCAATATTAATCTGTACTGGGGTAATACCCGTGTCCCTTTGGATTACTTATCGTGGTCCGACTTTAATGCAAGGTTACGGTTTTGGCAAAACTACATAGGTCGCCCATTAGCGTTTAGTATATACAGTCAAAATCAAATTTATATTGGACCTGTTCCAGATCAGACGTATCAAGTAGAAATTGATTGTGTGTTGTTACCAAATCCACTAAACCTTTCTACTTCTACAGTCACAGATTCCATTAATGATCCGTATAGTGTGGCTGTAAAATTTTATGCAGCATACCTTGCTAAATATTATGAGCAAAGTTTTGGTGAGGCAGAGATTTACAAACAAGAGTACACCAAACAAATTTCCTCGATTATTAACACTATCTATACGAGGCGTATTCCAACCATTTATAGTAGTCCTATGTAAATGGCAAGTGCAGAACAAAAAAAATCGTATAAGGTTGTTAAAGAATTTAAAAGCCTTAACACCAAAGCCAACCGTACATCGATTGAAGATAATGAGTTTAGTTGGTTAGAAAACGCACAACCCGTTGGTTATGCTAACTTAAAAATTATTCCTACTGTATCTAATGCTACTAATGCCACAGGTACAGTTGTTACTTTCAGTAATGTTGTGACTACATTTGCATCGGTTAATCTTGGTTTAAATGATTATGTGGTTGGTTTTGAAGCCAATGGTGCATCACAATATTACAACGTACAAACCTTTGCAACGGGTAATGTGGCAGTTGCTGGAACATTCTCCAATGCTGGTATCACTTATTCTCAGTACAACAACGATAGAATGTTGATTCTTGATCCCTCTAAGGGTTTGTACTCATGGGATGGAAATAATACGGTAGCTATTGGTTCAATTGGCACGATTGCATTAACGGCAGCTGGTAATGCGTATACGTCTGCGCCAACGGTTGTTATTTCTCCTCCAGATCAAGTAGGGGGAACACAAGCAAATGCGGTTGCGACTATTTTAAATGGTAATGTCAGTTCAATTACCCTTTTAACAGGCGGTACAGGATATACCAACGGTTCAAATGTCACGGTCACATTTTCAGGTGGTGGCGGAAATGGTGCATCCGCAATTGCTGGTATTACTTCATTTGCTACAGGCACATTATCGTTTGCCGTTATTTCTGGTGGATCAGGGTATACCAACTCTGCAAATACCACCATTTCGTTTACAGGTGGTGGAGGTTCAGGTGCAGTAGCTAAAGCCATTGTGCAAGGTAATGCAATTACCCAAGTGATTATGACTAACAATGGTACAGGGTATTCCAACGCAGCAAACATTTCAGTCACAATTACAGGTGCTGGTGGCAATACGGCAGTGTTACAACCGATTGTTAATACCAATTTAAACGTGGGTGTAGCCACTTTTAGTGGTCGTGTGTGGGTTGCACAAGGCAGAACCGTTTATTATTCAGCAGCAGGGTATTACAGCGATTTTACAAGCGTTTCCGCTGGATATTTGAACCTTACAGACTCCACATTGCACGGCAACATTGTACAACTCTTAGCTGCCAATAACTTTTTGTATATTTTTGGTGACGATTCGATTAACGTGTTTTCAGATGTAAGGGTTACAAGTACAGGTATTACTATTTTTACAAACACCAACGTATCGGCATCGGTAGGAACAAAAAGACCGTATGCTATTTTTCCGTACTTTCGTTCGGTGTTGTTTATGAATGATTATGGAATTTATGCGTTGGTGGGATCAACAACTTCTAAATTATCGGATAGTTTAGACGGTATGATACCAAATATTGACTTTAATAGTCCTATTTATGCTGGTCAAGTCTTATTAAATAACATTTTGTGTGCTGCATTTAACTTTAGGTACTATGATGCGGTGTTTTATGGTGGTTATCGTTATATTCAAGCCGTCTTTTTTGAAAAGAAATGGTTTATTACTTCACAAAATAATAACCTTGCTTATATCACTTCTGTGCCTGTTCTTGGTAAAATAGGTTTGTATGGTACAGATGGAACAACTTTGTACCGTTTGTATAGTGATACAGGAAACGCAATTTCTTCGATTGTGCAAACTGCTTTGTTGCCGATGGATGACAATATTCGCACAAAACAAGCGTTGAAAATTGGCGTTGAAGCAACAAACACTAATTCGTCTGCGGTTTTAAGTACAACCGTAGATAGTGAGGCAGGATCAAGTCCAGTTGTATTGTTATCTAGTGTTGTGGGTTGGCAAAATAACGCAAGTCAAATTATTCAGTGGGCAAATGCAACAGGAACAATTATTGCGTGGTCTACAACAGGTTATACCTTATATAAATCAGACGCAAAACAATATGGAAAATATTTAGGAATGACAATACAATCGAGTAGTACGCCAGGGTTTGTTTATAACGGTTTTGAATTTGAACACGAATTACGAGTGAGGTTCTAACATGGCAGTTCCATACACCTTTGCAACAGCATCGACAACTTTACCGTTATCGCAACTCGATGCCAATTTTCAAACGCCAATAACAATTGGTCAAACCAATGCCAACCTTGGGCAAGTTGTTCTTACGATTACAGGATTAACCTTAGCAAACGTCACTATTGCAAGTGGTAATGTTACGGTAAATAATGTAACAGGTAATGCAACGATTACTGGTGGGACTATTAATAATGTAAGCACTTATAACGAAACATTAAATAATGTAACAGTAAGTAGCGTTAATACTACTTTTCCAAACAATTTTTTATCCAATAGCACAACAACTCTAGGAAATGCCGTACTAACTTTGGGTGGCAGCACATCAACAGTTAGTAATTTAAGTTTAAATAATGTAACCATCAATAGTGGATCTAGCAACGTCACGCAAAATTTAGCAAATGTTACAGGTACTTTAGCAGTATCCAACGGTGGCACAGGCTTAATATCTTTAACTGCTGGCTATATTCCTTATGGTAATGGTACAAGTACTTTTAGTTCTAGTAGTGGATTAACTTATCAAGGTTCAGCTTTAGCAATAGGTTCTTATTCTGCTGGTTATGGTGCTTTACAAGTTCGTGGTGGTTTTGCTTATGTTAATGAAGATGGTGCAGACACACATCAATTATATTTAAGAAGTTTTTTAAATTCTGCTGGCCCAGCAATTCAAGTAGTTTCAAATGATCCATTATTGTTTACAACTAACAACACAGAACGGATGCGTATTGACTCTAGTGGTAATGTAGGTATTGGTACTAGTAGTCCATCTACAAAGCTGGATGTTAATGGAAGCGTAACTGTTGTAAGTACAGGTGCAGTTCAGTTTGGTACAGGTTTCACTAACTACATATCAGGAAATGCCACCTCACAATTTATGCAATTTTATACCAATAGCACAGAACGGATGCGTATTGACTCTAGTGGTAATGTAGGTATTGGAACGAGTTCGCCTGCTTCTTATGGTGGATTTAAAACCTTAACTTTGAATGGCTCAATTGGTGGCCTAATTCAACTGCAAAGCAATGGCACAAATACAGGTAGGTTTTATGCCCCAAGTGCAACCAATACTGTCATTGATACTGTAGCGGGTGACCTTACTGTTTACGCAACTGGTTCATTATTTTGGGGAACTGGAAACGCAACTAAAGCAACTCTCGATTCATCAGGTAATCTAGGACTTGGAGTTACTCCTAGTGCTTGGGCAACATACAAGGCAATGCAAGTTGGGTGGAGTTCGCTTGCTGGTTATGCTGGAACAGATACGGCTATATTTTGTAATGCTTATTTTGATGGTGGTTACAAGTACATTGGTACAGGTTTTGCCTCGCAGTATTGCCAAATTAATAGTTCGCACCAATGGTTTACAGCCCCATCACGTACAGCAGGAACAGCTATAACATTTACCCAAGCAATGACACTAGATGCTAGTGGTAATTTGACTTTAACAGGGCCAAATACAAATTACTCCCCGAACTACAAATTTGGAATGTATAAGGCGTCCTCGAACGTGGGGCTGCTTGTTAACTGTGATAGCGGATACAACGCATACCTTAATTTTTCTTCATACGCAGGGAAAAACAGTTTCGGATACAACTACGGTTCGTCACAGTTTCAGTGGTGTGGCGGGAATGATGGTTTGGGTACTGGCGTTCAGATGGTGCTCGACTCTAGTGGTAATTTGTTGGTTGGTACTACGAGTACATCAGGCTCATCATCAAATACTGCAAGTGCAGTTTCAGGAATATTTCGCTCTTATACTGCAAGTGTAAATGCTTCTAATGCAACTGCTACTACCATAACAACTTTAACCACAGGAATTAATGCTTGTTATTTAGTAAATATAAATGTAAATGGCGTAACTAATGATGCAACAAATTATTCAGCTTTTGCAACAATCATAACCAACGGAACAACTGCTAGAATTGCAAATTTTTCAAATGGAACATTATGCCTTATTACATTAAGTGGATTAAACGTGCAAGTAACACAATCTTCAGGTTCTACACAAACTTGTAATGCAACATTAACTCGTATTGCGTAAGGCTAAACAATGACATACCTACTACTAGCTATCTTTGTCTTACTCCAAATTGGTGATGTATGGACAACCTACAACGTCATTAAGGAGAATAAAGGACACGAAGGCAACGCTATTATGGCATGGCTCATGGATAAGTTAGGTATTCTACCTGCGTTTTTTGTAATGAAGGTATCGGCATTGGTGGCTGTTTATTTTTTACCTTGGCAAGCGATACTTGTATTAGACGCAATTTATGCGTATGTT